TTGACACCAAACATGATTGCACTCAGTAACGAACGCAACAACACATTGTTTGTTGTGGGTGATACCCCAATGCGCCTGGGACCTGATGGCAACAGCTTGGTGGCATTTGCCACAAACAACAACGGTTTAGGTCAACCCAACGGTGATGGTAACATTGCAACCAGTAACTATTGTGGTGTATTCTATCCAAGTTGCCAGACTACTGACCTTGGTGGTAACACAGTTGTTCAACCACCAAGCCACATGATGGTACGCACAATCTTGCGCAGTGATGCCGCAAGTTATCCATGGTTGGCACCAGCAGGTACACGCCGTGGTGTTGTGGACAATGCCTTGGCAATTGGTTATATTGAATCCACTACAGGTGAGTTTAATCAAATTGGTGTGAGTCAGTCAGTACGTGATATCTTGTATGAACGTAACATCAACCCAATCACGTTCATTCCTGGAATCGGTATTACCAACTTTGGTAACAAGACATCAAACACAACAACCACGGCACTAGATCGCATCAACGTGGCACGACTGGTTGCTTTCTTGCGTGGACGGCTGGAAGAAATTGGTAAACTGTACCTGTTTGAACCTAATGACACAATTACACGTAATCAAATCACCAATACTGTCAACAGTCTAATGATTGACTTGGTTGCCAAACGTGCCTTGTACGATTACCTGGTTGTTTGTGACTTGAGCAACAACACTCCTGCACGTATTGATCGCAATGAATTGTGGGTGGATGTTGCTATTGAACCAGTAAAAGCGGTGGAATTCATCTACATTCCGTTGCGTATCAAGAACACTGGTGCAATTGCTGCCGGAGGTTAATTGAAATAGGGGGCTGATTTTTCGGCCTCCGTTTCAGGTAAATAAACATATAGGAGATAACAAATGGCAAGCGCATCACTAAACAGAATGACAGTACCGTTAGCAAGCGATCAATCCGCGAGCGCACAGGGCCTGTTGATGCCCAAACTCAAATATAGATTTAGAGTATTGTTTCAAAATATTGGAACTACTAACGAAACCACAGAATTAACAAAACAAGTTGTCAGTGTGGCTAGACCTAATCTAACATTTGAAGAAATCGCATTACCAATTTACAATTCAACACTAAAGTTGGCTGGTCGACACACCTGGGCTGATATTGCATGTTCAGTTCGTGATGATGCATCAGGCAGCGTTATGACGTTGATTGGCGAACAATTCCAGAAACAATTAGACTTTTTGGAACAAGCATCGGCTGCGGCTGGCATTGACTACAAGTTTATGACTACTATTCAAATTCTTGACGGCGGCAATGGTGCAGACACTCCTGTGATTCTTGAACAATGGGAATTGTATGGTTGTTACTTGAAGGGTGCTGACTACGGCGAATTGAACTATGGCACTAACGAAGCAGTTACAATTAACATGACTATTGCTTACGATAATGCCGCACAAACTGCAACATCAGTCAACGGCGGTGGTGTTGGTACTCTTGGCGGCCTAGTTGGACGTACTGTTGGTGGTGCAGTGACTGGTGTTGGTTCTACTGCCTAAGGGCTAGGCCATGCCAACATTTGGTCAACAATTCCTTCAGGGGTTTACTGAAGTTAATGCTTTGCGTGATTACACTCACGCAAGCAAAGTTTTTACTCCCAATTCATTTGAACTTAAACCTCGGTACAAGTTCCTTTTTCACGTTAGCTTTACTCTTAACTTTGCAGGTGTTCCGGGCCTGGCCAGTTATCTTGGAGTACAAGGCAATTCATCACTGAGTTATGTGGTCAAGAGCGTGGATCTACCCAAGTTTACAATTGCCAATGAGACTCTCAATCAATACAATCGCAAGCGGGTGATACAGACCAAGATTGATTATGATCCTGTCACGATTGTATTCCACGATGATGCCGGAGACAATGTACGCAAGATGTGGTATGCCTACTACAACTACTACTACAAAGACGCCAGTCAAAGTTACAATGAAGTTTTGGCCAATGGCAACAATGGTAGCCTTGGCGAAAGCGCCAACAAAGTCACAGGATTTGGATACAACATTCGTGACATCTATGCCAACCAACGTGTGGGCAATGTCAACGACTGGGGCTACATTGGTGAAGCCTACAACGATGGCACCTCAGGACCTTCAGGTAAAGCGCCATTCTTTCTTGATATTCAGATTGTTGGCCTGGATCAACACAAAACAGCAACTTATGTGTTGGTCAATCCACTAATTACCAATTACTCACATGATCAATATTCTTATGCAGAAGGGTCAGGTACCATGCAAAACACCATGACCATTGCTTACGAAACTGTAAAATACTATGCGGGTGCTGTGGGACAACCTAGACCCGATCAAAATGTCAAGGGCTTTGCTGACCCAAGTCACTACGATCAAACACTGAGTCCAATTTCAAGACCAGGCAGCCGTGCCAACTTCATGGGCCAAGGTGGTTTGTTGGACGCCGCTGGAGGCATCATAAAAGACCTGACCAGCGGTGGACCATTGGGCATCATTGGTGCTGTACAAAAAGCCGGTACAACCTACAACACATTTAAAAATAAAAATCTCAAGAGTATTGCTGTTAGTGAAGCAGTGGCGCTGGGCACCGGCGTGATAAAAGGCGCTTTACCGGCTGCCATGCGCCAAATCCCCGGGCGTGCTAGTGGCATGTATTATCCTGTGCCAAAGACTCCCCCAACTAACTAATTGCATATGGCCAGCATTAACTATACCAATTACAACATTGATCAAACTGTGCGAGTGTTTGACAGTTTCTACGACTATGATGTTGATATTCCTGTTGGCGATTATGATGTGGTCAACAGTTACTTCAAGAGTGTGATGACCACAAAACAAGCCGCAGACAACTTTACTGCCAGTCTGTTTAGAATAGCACAAGACACAAATATCCCAGCATTGACCCTGTTACAAACTTTTCAGGCCAGTGGCGAACAACTGGAACTCAACATCAACATGGCCTATTATCTCAATAGCATCAGAAGTCGTGCTACCTTGTTGGGCGTGGGCATTGCTGTGGTGCCAAACTATTACGCAGCCAGAAACGTAGTTCAGTAATGGCACACTGGGCACAAGGCACATATACTGTGATCAACCGTGCCAAGTATGTGGGCAACGGCGAACCCCGCTACAGATCCGGTTGGGAGTTTAGTTTCATGAAGTTCTGCGACTCAAACGATGCTGTGTTACAGTGGGCCAGTGAATCAATTGCTATCCCATATCGTCATCCCTTAACCGGCAAGATGTCACAATACATTCCAGACTTTCTAATAACATATCGCACTAGAGGCAATCAAATGCGAGCTGAACTGATCGAAATCAAGCCCAAAAAACAAAGCGTTATTGAAAGCAAAATGAGCTCTCGAGACCGTGCTATTGTGGCTATTAACTATGCTAAATGGGACGCCGCAACCAAATGGGCCAGACGCAACGGACTTGTTTTTAGAGTTATTACTGAACAGGACATGTTTCACAACGGTCGAGCGTAAGCCACTAAATATTGGCATGACTCGCAAACTTGAAGAACTCTTTGACCTCCCTCCTACCGCAGAAGAAGTAGATACTGCGATTCCTTCTCTCCCCACAAATAGACAAACTCTGCAAGCACTAGACAACGCCATTGACAAAGTTGATAATGCGTTGCCTGCTGTGCGTGGGCTCGAAGCGTCAGACACTGAAATGGATGAACTCAGTGACTTGGCCAAAGATAGCTACAAAGATTTAATGGATCTTGGTTTTCAGGTCGATTCACGCTTTGCAAGTGAAATATTCTCAGTAGCATCAAACATGCTGGGACATGCCATCACAGCCAAGACAGCCAAACTGGACAAGAAACTCAAAATGATTGATCTACAGATGAAGAAAATGCGTCTAGACCAACAGCAACAGGCACTGGATGCCAAAGATCCCGAAGGCATAGCCGCCGCACAAACAGCACACGGAGTGGTTCTAAGCCGCAATGATTTGCTGGAACGCATCATTGGCAAAGGCCAAAACGCACAAAAAGAATAAATATACAACAGGATACTGAATATGAAACCATTTGCCAAATACCTAGCTGAATCGGAACGCACATACAACTACCGCATCAAAGTGGTTGGTGATGTACCTGAAGGCTTTTTCAAAGAACTTCGAGACAAGTGTGCTCAATTTGACGTGGTCAAGATGTCAGATGCCAAGAGCACACCAGTTCGTCGAGTGATCCCTGATTTTCCAGCGTTCCCCAATCAACCCATGAAGATTGTGGATGTGGAATTCAAGTATCCGGCCATTGAACCACAGATCAAACAACTAGCACAGATTTTGGGACTGGATCCCAATCGCATTGTGATGATGGCCACACCATACGAAGAAAGTCTTGATATCGAAAGCAACAAGATTGCAGATCAAAACAAAGACTTATTAGATAGTCCGTACCCTGCACCTGATGCAGAACAACGAGCACTAAAGAAAGACTATGCAACTGGTCCTTACGATCACGAAGTTCTAAAAAATGCTTACCGCAGTAATTTTACTGTAGCTGGAGGCAAAACACCACCTGCTAAAACCACAAATGAATTGCCAATGGGTGTCAAGAGCCCCATGACCAATATCAAGCGTCAACCCAAGCCAGCCACTGGCGCAAACCCAAGAGGATAATTCAAATGACATTTTTTTACGACTTAAACAAAAAGCTAGACGAGATCCGTGCCACACCAAGTACAACACACGGTCAGTTAAATGAACGTGACATGGGCAAGCACAACAACGCCACAACTGGTTTTAAAGCTCTAGCTAAAAAAGCCGGCGGCGGCGAAAAGGGCGAGAAGATTGCAGGCGCACAGTTCCAGAAAATGAAAAAGGCTGGACAACTAGAAGAAGAAGGCCTGGGTGATGTGGTCAAGAAAGTTGGC